AAGTTGATGTTGTGCTATTAAATACCAATGGAATAGAACCTAAAGTTAAAATTACTGATAGAGATGGTAATGAATCATCAATAGGTCTTTTTCCAGCAAAAGTTAAAAATGGATATAAGATAACAATTTATAATAGATCATCGGCTACATTTGGCGGTGCAGTAACAACTCAAATTAAAGTAGGAAAAACTGAAATTCCGACTTGGACTATTGTTACTAACAATGGACCAGATACTGATGCTGTATTTACTCCCCCAGTAAATTTAGTCAATAAAGTTCCTGGAGTAACTTATTCGAGTTCTATTGTTACTATCACTGACATCAATAGACCAATTCAAATTAACGCAACTAATGGAGCAAAAATTTCTGTTGATTTTGCTGATCCTGTAGTTGGTCCAGTGACGTTTGATCCAAATGTTAATACATCGTTTCAAATATTTTTAACTGCTCCATCGCAATTAGGACAAACAGCGACAACTCAAGTTACTGTAGGAACTGGATCTTCTGGTAATCCATTTACATTCTCTGTTGGATCTTATGCAGTAGCACCACCACCCAAAACAAATCTTGGTAGATGGTATAGCAAAAAAACAGATAAATTTGACGGTTATTCTATTGGAACAGTTCTTTCTGTTCCTAAAGAGGGTGATGGAACATATGGTGACTTGAGTGGAGATTTGGATTCTAGATATCCTGGATTCATTGAATGTGATGGATCTTCATATCCTGCTTCATTGTATCCAGATCTGTGGTGGGTAATTAAAAATACTTATGGAGGAAATGCTTCATACAATTCAGATACAAAAACTTATTCGGGAGAATTTAATGTACCTGATTATAGAAATAGAAAATTAACTGGTACTGGCGTTGTTGATGGAAACCGAGGATCTTCTGCATTTGTTCCTGTTTCGACTACAGGTAAAGGAATTTATGACGTTGGTGCTGAAGGTGGATATTGGTATATTGATTCTGTTGATGTTGCTGGACCATTGCCGTTCGAACAAATTATAGGCACTGCTGGTGCTCAAAGTGGTCTTTCGAGTCCATTCTTTACATTAGGATCTCCGACAACAGTATTTGATGCTCCTGTTACGGGAGAAACAGAATTTACTGTGATTGGATCGATTGCTGGTGTTGTTGGTCCTTTATCATCTGTTGTTGTTACAACTCCGCCACACACTCACTTTATTATTACTGCTCAAACTGATGGAGACAATGGAAATCCGTTGATACCTTGGGATGAACCAGCATTACTTGGATCTGTTGGTCAAGGGAGTTTTTATGATGGTTATAACGAAGGACAAATAGGAAAAGCTCCTGGCGATGAAGCCGCTCTTCGTGGAGCAGCTGTTAACGAATATTTGACTGAAATACCCCCCCAATTTAAAGTAGAATATAATAAAGTTAATACAGAAGAAACTTTACAACAAGTTGTGGAGAGATTAACAAGAATTACTACTTCACAAGGCGAAAATGCTGCTGAAGTTGATCTTGGTGTATGGTATTTAAGTCCAGAAAGTGGAGTTTCTGATAATTATCTAGAATCATTCCAATATCCTAATGATCCAACTATTGGACTTTATGGCACTATAGTAAATCTTCGTGGTAATGCTATTGGTTGTGCAATTGTCGATACAGAACCAAGTACTTTTAGGGTTCAAAATTATCAGTCATTCCAAGATGGTGGAGCAATCGCTTCTCACTCTCACTTGTTATCGAATTTACCAGTTACTGATCCAACACAAGATTACACATTCGGAAACACTAGTGGTATAGGAAGTGGAAGAAATGGTCTTGGAGGTGCATTGACATCGCAAGTAGTGCAATTCATCCAAGGTGTTGATGTGTTTAATGGTATGAATACTGGAACATTTACATTAAATCAAACTATTAAAAAACCAGTTCCAAATGTTGCATTTGTTCCAAATAGGAAAGTTCCTGTGGTGTCGCCATTCCACAAAGTGAAGTATATAATAAAAGCGTATTAATATACAAATAAATATTAATTATAAATCTTAATCATATTTTTTATGACTAATCAAGGAATTGCGCCATACAGACCGTTGAATTTGATGACTGATAAGAAATTTACTAAATCAAATTTTGATGATTTTATTGGAGTGTGGGACAATTTTGTACCTAAACCATTTTGCGAAAAAATGATTGAATATTTCAATAAAACTTTTGATAATAATGGATCTTATATTGGGGCAGAAGTTAATAAGGATGTGGAAGATATTTTGACAATGAAAGGAGAAGAAATATATGGTGGATCGTTAAATAGAAAAGATTTGTCATTTTTAATAAATTATGCTAACGATGAACTCACATATCAAATTTATCAATTTCTTGTATCATGTGTGAAACATTATATTGAAGAATTTTCTCAGTTAAAGAAAGTTTCTATGATATCTACTGACATCAAAATACAAAAAACTCCTCCTGGAGGTGGTTATCATTTATGGCATTATGAAAATTCTGTTTCGCAATTTTCTCAAAGAGAATTGACATGGATGATATATTTGAATGATATTCCCGATGGAGAAGGAGAAACTGAGTTTTTATATCAAAGAAGAAGAATAAAACCATCACAAGGAACGGTAGTTATTTTTCCAGCTGGGATGACACATGTTCATAAAGGAAATACAGTGTTTACTACCGATAAATACATATTAACAGGTTGGTATATTAAAACAGGTTAAAAAAATGCCAGAAGAAACAATTATTAGAATGCCTATTTTTGAGGTTAATTTTTTGAACGACACCTTAACTGATCTTACTCCCCAGTTTATTGGTAAACCAGAAGAGCAAGACCAAACTATTGTCAATATGAGACCAATCAAAAAATATCCTTTAAATCCAGAGCTAAAAGAAAGATTTTTGAAGGATTATGTTGGAGAATTGTGGCATAGCGAAAAAGATGTTCTGGAATATATTATTTTTTATAACACTGGGGAATATTTTTGTCAAAGGAAAAAATTGAGATATGACTTCAATAGTCAAGCAAATTATTGGTCTACGTATCAATTTACTGGGGCATCGCAAGAACAATCTCAAGAATTGTTTGCGAAGTTAACTATTTTAGCAAAAACTCAAGATATTGTTAAAGAATATAATATTGCAGAAAAAATTGAAAAAGTTGATAAAGCATATTTGTATTATGATCAAAGATACAATAAAAGAGTTCGTGAAAGAAATGCAATGCTTTCTTCTTGCGATTGGAGAGTTTTGCCCGATGTAGTTGATTCTTATGAAGGAGAAAAGGCGCAATGGATGAAATGGAGGGAGCAACTTAGAAATGTTTTAATTTTACATCCGTCTAATTTTGAAACCTCTTTAGAACTATTACGTCATTTGCATGATATTAAGTGGCCTATTGATCCTAAAAAATATAGGGAAAAGTATCCAAATAATGAGGTTGAATATTTATCTACTGATGATCAGTGGGTAAAAAGAGATACTGATGCTTCTACTAATTTTGTCGAATCTCGTTTGAGAAATATTATGGAACTTCGTCAGAGATATGTTGATGCTAATAGAATAGTTGAAAAGGAAGTGAAAGAAATGATGCAAATATTGAGAGTTGATGATTTTGTTGAAGCTGGAATTGATTACACCAAAATATATACTGAAGAAGAATTAAATGATTTACAAGATCAACTTATTGAATGATAAACAATTAAATACTATATTGAAATATTATGATATTTCTTTGTTTGAAGATGGTAAAGTTAGTAACACTCATGCCTCTAGAGACAAAAAATATAATCTCATTTTCAATAACAAATTTCATAAAATTAATTGTGAAATAAATGAATATCTTGGGCAAATTTTAAATGATAATGAATATGTTTCAAATGTATTTGGAACAAAATTAATTTCGCAAATTTACTTATTATGGTATAAAGTAGGAATGCATTATGATTATCATATTGATAACAATCCTATTGGTGGAATCAATGCACATATGAGTATGTCTTGTTTTCTTTCTGACCCAGATGAATACGAAGGTGGTGAATTGGTGTTAAAAATTGGAAATACTGAAACTGAATATAAACTTAAAGCAGGAGAAGCAATAGTTTATCCCACTGGATTATGGCATAAAATTAATCCAGTAACAAAAGGAGAAAGAAAGGTTTTTGTGTGTTGGTTCGAAACTTTTATTAATGACTTTTCGATTAGAAATTTGATGATGGATTATAATTTAAATGTGTTGAATATGCAAAAAAATTATAATCAAAATTCTGATATAATAGATAATGGACGGAAAGTAATTGATGATTTTACTCAATTTTCCCTTAATTTTATGAGACAATATGGCGGATTTTGCTGATTCTGATATAATAACTTTCGATGATGTTTTTTTAAAGAAAGATTTTTATATCATTAATGAATATCTAAAACAAGAGAAATGGAGATTTGGCCACGGATCAGTTTCAAAAGAACATCCAAATTTTGCTAAATCGACACCATTCTGGGGAATGTATTTTGATGATGAAAAGTATTTTACTGATTATCTTCTAAATATTATACAGGAAAAAACAAATCAAAAATTTTCCTTATATACTGTGTATGCAAATGGACATACCTACGGAACCAGAGGTTCTTTTCACCAAGATTGGTATGAAGATAATGGCAGAACCTTTTTATATTATGCTAACAGTGAATGGGATGTAGAGTGGGGAGGAAAAACTATTTTTGATCTTGGTGACGGTAAATATTATTATCATTTACCAAAACCAAACACTGCAATATATTTTCCAGGAATTATTCCTCATACAGCAGAAAGTACAACCAGATTATTTACTGGTCTTCGTTTAACCGTAGCTTGGAAACTAATACTAAAATGATTTATACAAATTACGAATGTTTTGATTTAAGTTCCTTCATCTCGGAATATGCAAAAAAGGCAGAAAAACCTATTGCATTTATCCGCGTATGGGGATGGAATCACAGTGATGACGTAGAAAAGATTAACAAATCAATGGAAGTTTACAAAGAAATTCTTCCATTAGATATGTACACAATGATGCATGATTCGGAATTTGTTTTCATTGAATTGGAAGACATTGAGCAATCTGTGGAATTTTTTGAATCTTCTTTCCCAGAAAGTCAGATGTCTTGTGAAAATGAATTGTATATTCATTATTCTTTGTATAACTCAATAGGTCAAATTATTCTTTCAAACGAATGATATTCTCAGATAATTACACAGTAAAGGAAAAATATAGTTTATTGCAGAAAAAGCATATAGGCACTTTTTCTGAGATGCCTTGGAATTGCACTCCATTGTGTGATTCACGATATTTGCCAAAATTGTCTGAAAATGTTGTAAACAAGTTAAACAACTTATTCGGATATAATTATTTCTTTGGTCAAGATACTATTAGAGACGAAGAAAAATATTTGGGATTGCATCATGTTGAGGATGAAATAATCTCTTATAGATGTAGAATTGATGTCGGATATTATAATATTCATGATAATTTTGGATGGAATCATTTCGTTGCTTCGTCAAACATATTAAATCTACTTAAATCTAAAGATACCATTGAAAAATTAACGTCGGAAACTGATATTCATTATACCAATATTGTTGCTGTCGAATTTAATCAAAATTGCGAAGAAGAATTTTTATATATTCTTGACACAACATATAATTTAGATGAATATACAGATAATCAAGTTTTGAATAAACTAAATGATTTTTGTAAAAAATCTAAGCAATTAGTGGAAGGGTGGATAGGTATACATTCAGATACAAATAAAATTAA